CTAGGTACATCTCGGTCATGCCACCTGATCCACCTTGTGTTACTGGTTGTGTAAGCATAAGTTTGGTGGTGGTAAATAGGAGTTCGCCTCGTATGCCGTTCATAATGTAGGTGTTTACATCGTCATTCATTCGCCCGATGAAGGTGGTTGGTTTATCGGTTCGGAATATAAATGAGTTCATCGCTTTACGAAACAATGGTTTCTTTGGTTTCTTGTCGCTTGCACCACCTATCCAGTCTCCTCCTTGTGACATAGCGAATGTAAGTGATCCAGTGTCATCTAGGAAGGTAATCATTGCTTCTAATACTAAATCCATTGATTTGATTTGGGTGAACTTGAGTGCGTCATCTTTAACGAAGCGATAGCCGAAGGTTGTGTAGTCATCGTCTAGTTGCATGAAGTAGTCCAGCCCTAGATCACGGGCGATTTCAAATGATGCGTTCCTAGCAAACACTGTTGCTCGTCTATCTTTGCCTGTGTCTGCTATGTCAAATGTTTTACCAATAGCAGCCTTGTCAAATTGGATTACTTCTTTACCAAACTTGGCTCTGTATTGGTCTGCTGTTTTGTCCTCGTTGTCAATGATGATATAGATTTTTCCTGTATAGCCACGCTTGCGTAAGGTGGTGTAGGTAACTACTTCGTTTGGTCTGCCGTGTGTGAGGATGAATACAGCAAAGTTTTTTTTATCACGCATCTTCGTTATCCAGTTGTTCTAATTCGTCAATGGTTTGTGCGAATACTGCATACCCGTTAGCGATGGCATCGTTGGCGTCAATGATTATCAGTACGGATTGTTCCCTTCGTTTTTGTATTTCAGGTGTTTGATGAGGGTAGAACTCAGCAATTTTGGAGTAATCAAACACTGTATGTCTCATTGATGCTGTTACTAGAAATTGTTTTATATCGTCTGGAATGTTTGATTCGTTAATTTCTTTTTGTAGTTTTAGGCTGCGATCATCATTAAATAGTTCTTTAAGTTTTGGTTGATCACCAACTATTTCGTACTGTGGAACTTTTACTGCTTGGCTGTATATGTTTTCTATATCGTCTGCTGGTGTGTATTCACCTAGATCGTTTAGCAGTTGATCTAAAGCATCACCGTCAAATAGTGTTCCTTCTAATCCTGTAGTGGTATCAGCAAGTTCTTTTAGGAGTTCTGCTAATCCTGCATCGTCATAGTCTGCTAGATCGCTGGTTCGGTTGTCTGCTATCAAGATTCGTATTGCTTCATCGTCATCGCATACAACTGCGCTAGCAACAATGTTTTTCCAACCTAAAGCCTTTGCTGCTTTCCAAGTGTGGTTGCCTGCAAGGATTCTGCCTGTTGATTTCTGGTATGTGATCGGTCTGTATTGTCCGTGCGCTTTTAATGATTGGCTAATTGCACCTACATCTCCTTGTCGCACATTGCGTGGGTGTGGGTGAACTGTGTCAATATCAATGCTTTGTGTTTCTATTTCGCTCATGTTATTTCTCCTTAATCGTGTAATCGGCGTGGCTCATGTGTACGAATTGTTTTGTTCGTGTTATACAAATCCATGTGGGGGCATCGCTGTCGCAAAGGCAGCCGTTATTTGAATCGGGATTCCATGTCACGGTTGCTTGGCATTTGTTGCAAACTATTTTCATGATCTTGCAGGGAACACTGGTGCTGACCATGTGCATGAAGCGTCATGTGGTGGGCGTGTTGCTAACGCCATGCCACCATCAGCATCCATCATTACGAGTAGGTCAATCGGTTTGTCACCTGTGTCAAAGTTTCGTAAGGTTACTTTCCATCGGCAGTAGCCGTCATCGTCAGCCAGAACTGTGATGAACTTTGGTTCAAGATCAAAGAGTTCCATCAGAGTTCTTGTCCTTGTGACATCGCTACTTGGATACGGCTAACAACGGAGCGCAGTTGTGCAACTTCGTTAGCGATCTTGGCGTAAGCAATGGTTAGAGCATCGTTGTTGATGCGTAGGTCATCTCGTTCCTCACGGATGATTTCCATTGCGACTTGCATTTCATCGCATCGTGCTTGCCAATGTGCCAGTTCTACTGTTGCTGATTCACTCATTTTTTTGTTCTCCTTTTCTTAATTTCTGTTTCTAATGCTTCCACAGTTTGGATCAGTAAGTCCACTTCCATTTGTCCTACTGTAATCTTTCGTAGAAATGCTACTGCTGCTTCCAAGTCTTTGATGGTCATGTGTGTTCTCCATATCTAGTACCAATGCCATCATTGCAGATGGGCTAACTCTCTAACCGAGGAGGGTGAAGTGAGGTTGCGCTGCTTGCCATTGGTGCGCTCTTACTTTACCTTGCGGTTTTGTTGTTCCCAACGCAATTCTTTTTGTATGCGGTTGCGTGCTGCTTGGGCTTTTTGTTCTCTTTGTATTCCGTCAATAATTCCAATATATTTTCCAGCGTAAAGTCCGATTGCCATAGAAGCAAAAACTACTAATGGAATGTTGTCTGTAAATGGGTTCATAGGTTTTCTCCGTGTATCTGACAAGCACCGCACCAACCTTCTTGGCAGCAGCAAATCGGTTTATGTATTTCACACTCGTTGTCTAGTTCCTCATCGCAACTGCACATTGGCATATCTGGAAAGTGTTGTTTGGTCATAATTTGATCTACTAATGACCAGACACCTTTTTGTCGGGGATCGGTTGTGATCCAACTATCAAATGGTGATTGTTTCATATTGTGATCCGTTCTACTTTGCACAGATGCACTTGACTTTCGTTTAATGTGATTGCGCAACGCATAAACGCTTCTGCGCCCGATTTAATGTCGTGACCTGATGCTGCAAGACTAAGCAAGTTCATAAGCCAACTCAAAGCACCTTCATCGGTTTCTGCATCGTACATTTCCATTGCTATGACTAAGTTGATTTCAAACAGTGATGTTTCTCCTGTAGTAATCAACTCAATGTTTTCTAATGTTTGGTTTGTGATTTTCATTTGCTGTTCTCCTCTGTTTGGAATTGGTAGCCACAACTTTCGCAAGTCATAGTTTTCATTGATACTGGTTTTGCGCAAGACCTGCAAGCCACATCTCTTAGGGTGCGTAGATGTCTTGGTGTCCGATATGTTTTGACACCGTTGATTTCGTAGATCGGATAATTCACTTTGCCTCCTCTGTTGTGTAAAGCAATGCTTTTGCTTCTAGTGCTTGATGCTTCCATTGTTTAGTTAGTTCAAAATGGTAACAAATGTTTCTCCAAGCGTTTTCGTAGTTTTCTGGATAATACGAATTAACTAATGTTGTCAATCGGTTTGCTTCATCTTTGCTAATTCGCAAATGTTTTCCCAACATCTCTGCATCTAACGCTTGCCATTTAGTTTGTCCTGCCCAGTACGCTGCGTTTGCGTAAGCGTGCATAGGTACTCCTTCCTCGTCAGCCAAGTGAATATCAACAAGTGGTTGAAGTTCAGGAAAGTGTTTAATAATGTCCTTGTGAATACATCCACCTGATTCCCAAACTTTTCTGCCGTTCTTGGCGTGTCTAAAAATGTCTCCGCCGATAGCGAAGTATGCGTTGCTGTTTCCTTCACGATGCACCAACTCTGCTCTGACTTGGATTCGGTACTTCTGTCCGTTTTCGTAGAACATTTTGTTCCACTCTTTGGCTGCCAATAATGTCATAATCCCTCCTCAGGGCTTCTATCAACCGATCGGCTGATAAGTCAATTATTACCTATGTCGGTCAAACTTGCCAACCTTTTAATTTAATAAAACCCAGTGCTACTACGGATTTCATAACTTTCTTAAAACTTTATTTAGAATCAGCAGCCATTCCACGCTTGCCAGCCACAGCCACCGTTGCCCCGATTGTATTTGATAATTGCAGCAGCAGCATTCACATTGATTTCTGGAACAAACAAATCGGCTGGAACAAGATCACGCCGTAAAACAGTTTGTAAAAAACCTTTTGGATAAGAACTTGTTTTAGAAATCCAGAAAAGATTTATTTGAAACAAACCTAGTGAACCTTTGACACCTTCAACAGTTACAGGATCAAGTTTGTTGTGTGCCAAATGATTACAGCGTGACTCACGAAACGAAATGGCATCAGCCATCTGAACATCACTACTAATCCAACCTGCATCAGTTGTAAGTTTCCACACATTAGGACACTTCACCTTCGGCATACGCTTTGCATCAACAGCAGAAACATTTGTGAACCCTAAACTTAGTGCGACAATACAAACAAAAATCTTTTTCATAATTACTCCGTTCATCGTAAGTCCTTCTCATGGAACTTGGATTGGCGTTGAGCCTCGTTCGCCTACTTCGGCGTGTCCTTTTACCCTAACACTTGTACCTTGAAGCGCATACAAAATATATATTTTATGTTCACAACAAACTTAAACATCACACCAAAGGCAGAGAAGTAATGCACCCGTTGGTATGCCACACTCCTACACCCTATTTCTTTTATCACGCTGCGCCTCACCATATTGCGTAAATCATTTCGTGTTGCATGATTAAGCGCATGGTGATCAAACTGCGTTACCGCAGATCATCCAACCACGATGCGACTCGCTTAGGTCTGTGCAACTAGCCGATTGTCAAAAACTTATTTCCTACACTCACACTTCGTAACAGTGGTGCAAACATTCCCACGAATATCAACACTTGTAAAACGCTCATGCAAAATTATTCCATCCTCAATTCGTAACCCATCATCCCAACCAGTACCGTTACAGATCGTGCAAGGTGGAACACTACCAACAGATTGCTTCAACAAGGTTCTAAACATTCCTTTAATTTCTGGTAGCGATGGAATGGTGTTGTGTTTCTCAACCAATGCCATTATCTCTCTGCCTTGCTTCACATCAATGGAGAGCAGTAGTGGATCATCACGCCACAAAGACTTCATACCGTTCTTTGGTACAGGTGTTGTCGGATACATTCCACAAATCTTGTCAATCATTGAATCAATCTGAATCGGTGTCATTTTCCCTCCTGAGATTTTTGTCATCCTACAAGTACCCCAGACATTAATGAGAACGGTTTCAACATTTCTTTTGGAACACTATAAAACCTGTCTGTAATTTTACGGTACTGATCAAATCGTTCTTTGATAACCCAAGTATGTTGACTGTGCTTAACAGATAAACACAACATTCCACCACCAGTTTGTGAAACAAAAACATATGCCAAAGGCTTAAAAACTTTTGCATCAAAACCTGAAACGGTATCAACAAACAAACTTGCATATGGATAACTCAAAACATCGTCACCAAATATCCTTGAAGATGATTTAACTTCTAATCCATATGGCAATCTGTTTAACACCACATCTGTTTCGTACTTAGTCATATAATCACGCTCCTCTTTGTTGCGTGCAAACTTTATTGGCGGTGCGTAACAATCAACACCATCAGATCGCAATCGTTTCGCAACAAGTTCTGCATACTTGCCACCCAAAACAAACGATGCCTTGTAATCAAACTTCACAGCAGCGCACACAACTCTGCGAACTCATCCAACGACATCAACACAATCCCTTCGGAAGTACCATCAGGCATAGCGATCATTGCAAACGGTCTGATGTCACCCAACGACTTTGAAGCATTGGATTGCAGTCGTGCATCACGGAAGCGTGTCCAGATCGCATTGATCTGTGCTCCAGCCTTCACCTCAACCCTGAACATCCCACCCCAATGCTCCTCGTGGCGTGTACCAGCGTTCCCTGTAGCAGCCAACCCAAGTTTCTTTCGTGCAATACGAGCCTTGCTGTCACCCTTAGAACGGTTGCGCTTACCTCTAGCGGTTGGATCACTGCAACCTTTCACACGGCGTAAGCCATCTCTTGCAGGTCTGCCAAGCGCACCGAACTTAGGACAACCAGACAAATTACATTTGTCTTGATTGCCTTGACACTCGCCTTTGCGTTCATCCATTAACAGACCAGTTGTAACCCTCAAAGTTTGCAACCGCTTTATTCATCTGTCGTGCATCCTGTTCATAGTTTGCATCCACCAAATCAATAGCAATGCGCTTCCAGTTGTCACGATCAAGTTCAAGATTTTTATATTCATCAAGCGTGTATGACACACGCCCCACAGGAATATAGGTAATCACTCCAGCACTTTCCGTTCGTTCTAATTTGATTTGCTCACTCATCATCATCCTCCGTTTTTCCGCATCTGGTTTCCTTAACAATTTTTTGTAACACACAATCACAATCAGCCAACGGCTGCCCTATAGATTTCATTTGTTCCTTAATTCGTCACGGTGAACTCTGCGTTGTGCTGGTGTCATACCACCGAACACACCCCACCGATCACAGTCCTCATCTAATCCGATAACCAAATCTAAACACTCTTGACGCACAGGGCAGTAAGCACAAATGATTTTGGCTTCATCCCAACGAGATTCAAATGCGTTGTATTCAGGGAAAAACACTTTGGGTTCTAACCCTAAACACAACGCATCCTCTCGCCAATGGTCACGCCTCAAAAGGCTTCCTCATCAGGTTGCACAATCGGCTTACCAACTGTTGCTTCCATCAATAGTTTGATTAGTGCTGAACCTTCTTTAGTTGAGAGTTCGTTCACCGATGTTTTCTTAAACTGTTGTTTTAATATCGGTGTTACATCACCATCAACTTTTTCCTTTGCAAGTTTGCTGATCAAACCTTTTTGCTTTTCGCTAATCAATCCACCTGTCACGGCTGCTTTAATCGGTGTAATAACTGCTTCAACAACAGTTGCACCGCCAAAGATTTCTGCTACTTCAGCAGGTGTGATTTCACGCTCATCAAGTTGTGACGCTGGATGGTTTTGTATTGAACGCTTAACTTCTGCTGTGCGAACAATCGTTGTGTTATCAGACCAATCTTGTTTAGACCAAAGGCTAAGTGCAATACCGAAGCGCATACTGGCGTTCCGCAAAAAGTCTCCGATCAACTCTTTGTCTAAGTCTTGTTTATCGGCACGAACCGAACCAACACCCAATAAAGATTTACCAAGCAGCGTAAGCGTTGCCCACATAGTTGCTGTTCCGTTCTCAACATGGATTGCTGGTCTGCCGTTATCCCAAGCAATAGGTTGCCAGTTCCATGATGGATCAATCTCAATCAAAATCTTTGTGATGTCTGCGTGACTCACATAAGCAAGATTGATTCCGTTGCGTGGGATCGTTCCCACGATCTTTGGATCAGGAATTGCGTACTGCTCCAACACTGCTTTTAACATTTGTGTATCTAGTTCCTCACTCATTACTTTGCCTTCTTTCTGTGTGTTCTCATCACACGGTATGGATTTCCCTGCTTCGTATATTCGCTTACTAACTCTGGATGTTCCTGCTTTAATCGTGCAGCATCAAACGATTCTTTTCCTGCTTGTTGTTTCCACGAAACTATTTGTTCTCCCTGCCAAGTACCAACATCGTTACCCAACATTATTTGTGCCAACGCATCCTTCGCCTTAGATTCTAATTCGGCAGCCTGCTTTGCTAATGCACGGGCTTCCTCCAACTGATACACCCAATCTATTGCGCCTTTAGGCAATTCAATACTGGATGGTTGAACTTTGAATATGCGTGCAATGTCATCAGCACAGAAGTTGTTGATCTCGTCTAATGGTGGCGTGTTGTTATCAACCCACTCGCCAAAGATGTTTGACTCCAAAATCAAACTATCAACAGCCAAAGGATTCTCTGGCAACTTCACAACACTCAAACGCATATCACGATCCAACACAGAGAACCACACAGGAACATCTAGCACGGCTTGCTGCGCCCAACCTTGCCACAACCATTCATCAGGCAGATCACCCGAATCGTAAACGCTGTAACGAGTAGTTGTTTTCGCTTCCACAACTACCGTTGGTTTCTGCTCGTTGTCCACACCATCAAGACTGATTGACAAACGCCCATCACGATAGATCACTTCTGGTGTAAAGATTTGTTTGCCCAACTTGTTTGATGCGTTGATGATCAACGGTGATTCCAGAATGTTGCCACGATCAAACACTGCATTGGAAGGCTGCTCAACTGGTTCGTTAAGTTTGTCTGCGAACAATGCTGCACGAGTTTTGTATGGACTCACACCCATCAACGCAGGAATGTCCGAAGCACCGAACACACACTTTCCGTTCTCATCTTTCCAACGAGCAAGCAACCAATCTTTGCTGCCGTGTTTCTCTTTTGCTAGTACCTTCATCTGTTCCTTCTTTCTTTGTTGTTGTCTGATCTCAACTATTACTCAGGGGTGTAACAGAGTTATTTCTTGTCCAACACCCGATCCCATTTCGGATCTCGTACTTCCCAAGTGCGCTTCTCAATCCTCTTAAACATATCGCCGTGATCATCAATAAACTTTCGTACCGATGGCTTTGATAACCCCGACACAGTAGCCAACATTGACACGGTGACTTCTGCAAACACATTGCTGGCGCACCACGCTTTCAGATCGCCGTACAGGTCTGCCCGTGTCACACTGTCTGGAGAACGATGCGCTGTTGCGAGCATCCTTCCGATCTCGCTTGTTGATACTTGCTGTCGTGTTTGATACGGGATGTGCGCACACCATAGTGGTCTGCCGTGTGTTGCTATTGCTTCAGCAACCTGATCAAGAGCGTTCATTACTTCACCTCCATATTAACAACAGTCACAAAACCTTCAACCTCTTTGCAAGGCTTGTAAGTCCTATTCTCAAAATCACCAAACATCATTTGACCATCAACCATTTTGACACAAACAAATGCGTGGTATTTTTTTGCGATAAGTGCTTTGGTGTAATTCTCTAACTTGTTGATAAAGATTTTTGTGCAGTGTTCGTGTCGTTCCATTCTTTCCTCGTCAGTCAAACCAACATTTGATACGCCGTTGTAAGTTCCGTAACCAACTTTGTAATCAATGCGAAAGTTACCGTCATCAAGTTGAGTGCTAACCCATCCCGTTACTGGTGTTGAATAACCACGCACCATTTTGCTATGCCTTGAACCCGACTTCCTGTGACCTGCATCATTTAATGTTCGTGCGATGCCAACCTTTGTTGGCTTCGTAAATGTTATTTTTTTCATAATCCCTCCTCAGGGTTTTGTTTAACTTCGTAACTCCATCATACAGCGACCAGAACCAAATGTAAAGTCTTTTGTTTCCCCATACCATTCAGGGTTTTACTGAATACTTGCAACCTCCACCGTTGGCAACACCCAATCAATCAGATGTTCTGCTTGCCCTTGAATGATGTAGTCCACTGAGTATCCCCAAGTAGAAACCTTTGCAAATGAAATCTCGCACTTCCATCTCCTCTGCCATACATCTTTAAGGCAGCCATAGAACTCTCTTGAATGAACATCCCTAGTCTTACCTAAACGGCGTGTCGGTGGCACTGCACAGTGGCATAGTTCGTGCGCCAGCACTTCCCACACTCTTTTGCTTCGGCTCACTGTCTGGTCACGATCAACATTAACTTGGATATTATTCCAACTTGATTGAGCATAACCATATTGACTTCCGTGATTCCTTCCACGAGCGATGTTAATTTTAGGAAGTGGTTTTCCTTTGTGATACGGCTGCATTAACTTCCAAATCTTTTCTGCTTCGGCATGAATCATCTTTGCACGCTGCGCATCAACACGCTGCTGTGCTTTTGCTGGAGCAGTTCGTTTCGCAACAGTTGCACGCTTCGCTACAGTCTTTTTCTTTACTGCTGCTTTCTTTGTTGTGCGTTGCTTTTCAAGAGTTGGTGAAACACGCTCAACAAGTTTTCCTGTTTTACCAGAACACGGCAAACAATATCTGCGCACATCATTCTTTCTTGGTTTAGTTGGTGCAAGTAATCCATGATTACAATTTGCACACTTCCATCTAACTTGCTTTGTCATAATCCCTCCTCAGGGTCATCGGGTTTTTTTATCCGATATATATAGTTTAGCAGATTGCCAAACCATTGAATTACTAACTATCCAAAAACAAGCAATCAAACATAATGCCAGAACGGAAATAAAAAATAATAAAAAAATATTTGACTGTTTTTAAACAACATGGAGAGCAGCCCCATTAGATCAGTAACAGGGCTGCTCAATCCATTATCACGCTGCGGAGAAGGAGAACACAGCGCAACACAAAAACACTACAGATGAAACTCTACCGAGTCCACTAACAAAGAGTGATCGCCCTCATACTTTGAACCATGCCAACAGGGATAGAAAGCACACAATCAATTTGATTAAAACTGTTTTGTGACTGTGTTAAAACAATGTGATCAGGTTTTGCATCAGGTAGCAAAATACCGATAGAAGTAACAACACATGGTTCACTGTCAATTTCGTGTAGTTCAATCCAATTAGATGTATCAGCATGTGCATCATGCCAAATAACTTCTACAACAGTAACCATTACCAGTTCTCCTTTTTGCGATCAACAAAAAACACGGGTGCTTGAATCGTAATGTTTTTTTCAGGTGTCACCAACGCCAACGCTTGCTGTGGTTGTTCATAACCGAAACCCATC